TCATGGCAATGACTCTCCCATCGCTCGCCGGCGTGCGTCGACTAGGAAAGCATTCGCACGCTCGTAGTCAGGACGGTCCGGTAGCTTGGTTGTTTTGAACGCAGACTCAAAATCACTTTGCAGTTCCTTCCGCCACGAGTCTGCTTCGGCGAACGGCATCTCACCTCGTTTGATTGTCAACAATTGATCTCGATACTGGCCAACGTCGACCATCATCTCACCCGAACGTAAGACATGGGTTCCAGACAGCAGCAACCGGATCAAGTGCATCACGTGTTTCCACTTCACTCGTCCCTGATTGCGGATGTCGGTTTGCATCTTTTTGAACTGCGATGCAACGTATCCAGAGAACGTCTGGAAGATGAGCTTCGAGAGGAATGCAGATCGCATCTCGAGCAGTTCTTCACCCAGCGGAGTCGCTGACTCAACGATTGGGGAATAGAGGCACTCGAGCACATTCGGGTTCGCCTTCAGCGCGAGCACGATGAACTTCTGCAGTTCCCAGTAAACCTCCTGTGTCTCATCATTTTCCAATTGCTCAGGAACCCCGAAGAGCGACCAATGCAGTTCAGCTGCCGGTAGGTAGATTCCACGGCGATCGGTATCGGACGCTTCGTCTTCAAGGCCGTAGGCCCGCGATCCGATCACGCAGCGATAGATCACGCGATCGTACAAGCCCGAACTCATCAGCGGCGCGTCGCTATCACGGATGCTGTTTGATTTGAATTCCGCCAGCCGAACAAGTTGGTCGTGATGGATCGGAGCCTCGAAACCGTCACTGAACTTCACGCGATAAGCGTGGGTGCGATCGACTGGCGACCGGACGATCACACCGACAGCGCCCGCCGGGTGCGCAATGCGATCGTTTGCCGCCATGACTTCCTTCTGAGCGACCACTTGCGTGCCGACACTGTAGATAAGCGAATGTTCCGTCACTGAAAGCTTCCCTATGGAGCGTGACACCTTGGAGTTGATTGGACGACACGATAGAGACAGATTTTAGCTAGATGGGTTCTGCTGGAGCGAATCTCGTTCGTCGGCCCGGGCGTGAACCGGGTAGGTAAGTCTCGTTGGCTGTTAACTTCTTCTCCGTTGGCTTTGGCTGGGCGAGCATCGCAGGCACTTGGCGCGGACTGCATCCACTTGAGGAGCATTCTGTGTCGTCGCTTTATCTCACCGAAGACCTATCTGCTGGCGAGCTCTCCGCCGAGCAGCGCGAACAACGTGTCGTCGAAATCCTGGCGATCGGGCTGATGCGTCTGAATCGTCGAGCCGGACTGTCCAAAGCAACTGAGCGAGTTGGTTCGACTTCTTTGCCAATCTCTGGCGACTCCGCCGCATCTCGGCTTGAGTCTCTTTCGGATTCTGGGCTGACTGTTTCCAACCGTTAACCCTTTTCAGATTTCTGCAAACGAGACAACCGATTCAACGAGACACCGAACCCGATCCTGCCATCCACCGACATTCCGTCCATCAAGTGCGTCAACAAATCGAAGGAGCAGACGAAGCGACCGAACAACCGATCGATCAGAACACGGCCAATCAGCACCAACGCCGTGTTGTTGAAATTCTCGGGATCGCACTGGCCCGATTGAACGGTCGCGGCGGTTTGAGCAAATCGACCGGACTAGACGGCATCCAACCGTCGGAAATCTCTGGCGACTCTTCGGCATCTCGGCTTGAGTCTTCTCGCGACTCCGGGCTGACTGTCCACAACGGTTAACGCACCCGTGATTCTCGAGAAGGAGACCCAACAAATGGCACTCAACGTGACCAGGGAGGTTCGGAGGATGGAGAAATGCTCCGTCCGGGACCTTCGCAAACAATACGCCGAAGTCTTCGGCGAAGCGACCAATGCGTCCAACAAAGATTGGCTGATCAAGCGAATCGCCTGGCGGATGCAATCGAACAGAGAAGGCGACATATCTAAACGGGCTCGTCAGCGAGCGTTGGAGATCGCATGCGATTCTGACGTACGCATGTCGCCTCCGCCGGAAATGCCCAAGCCGAAGCCTCCACCGGACCGCTAAGTGACCGAGGAATTCCGGCCGTCGATCGACAAGCGTCTTCCGCCACCCGGAAACCTCATCACTCGCAAATACAAGGGACAGCTGCACATCTGCAAAGTTCGCCAAGACGGCTTTGAGCACGACGGCGAATTTTACAAGTCACTGACCGCAGTGGCGAAAGCGATCACCGGTCAGCACTGCAGCGGCTACGCATTCTTCAACATTCAAAAGGCGGACTCATGAAAAAGACCGAAACCAAGAAAACGATCCGCTGCGCGATCTACACGCGGAAGTCGACTGAAGAAGGACTCGACCAGGAGTTCAACTCGCTCGATGCCCAACGTGCGTCGGCCGAGAATTTCATTGCTAGTCAAGCAAGTGAAGGTTGGGTCGCACTGTCGACCCAATACGACGACGGTGGTTTCACCGGCGGGAACATGGACCGGCCGGCGCTCAAACAGTTGATGGCAGACATCGACAGGGGCAAGATCGACTGTGTGGTTGTCTACAAAGTTGACCGTCTCAGTCGATCGTTGCTCGACTTCTCTCGCATGATGGACGAATTCGAACAAAAGAAGGTGTCGTTCGTTTCGGTCACCCAACAGTTCAACACGACCTGCAGCATGGGGCGACTGACGCTCAACATCCTTCTTTCATTCGCCCAGTTCGAACGCGAAATCATCTCGGAGCGAACACGAGACAAGATCGCCGCGGCACGTCGCCGAGGCAAATGGTCGGGCGGGATGCCTGTGCTTGGTTACACGGTTCCGGAAGGCACGACCAAACTGGTTGTTGATCCATTGGAGGCCGAGCGTGTGCGAGCCATCTTCGATCTGTACCTTGAACGCAAGTCATTGCTGGGAGTCGTCGCTGAATTGGATCGCCGTTGCTGGGTTGCAAAACAATGGACAACTCGCAAGGGCACCCAGCGTGGAGGCCGGCCGTTCTGCAAGACGAGCCTGCATCGCCTTCTGACGAACGTGACCTACCTCGGGAAGTTGAGGTACAAGGACGAAATCCACGAGGGCGAACACGATGCGATCGTCGACGAGGATGTCTGGAAAAAGGTGCAAGCCTTGATGAACCGCAACGGACGATCCGGCGGTGGCGAGGTGAAAAACAAGTTCGGTGCATTGCTGCGGGGACTGCTTCGCTGCAAACCCTGCGATTGCACCATGATTCCATCGCATTCGACCAAACCAAACGGCAAACGATATCGCTACTACGTTTGCGCCATGGCCCAAAAACGAGGCTGGGCGAATTGCCCAACCAAGTCGGTGCCGGCCGGCGAGATCAAACGCTTTGTAGTCGACCACATTCGTTGCATCGGCCGCGATTCGGACCTTGCTCGAAAGGTAATGGAACAAGGCGAAGTCGAATCACGAACGCAGATTGCTGCATTGGCCAATGAAGAACATCTGCTACTGAAGAATCTCAGCCTCTGGCAAACGCAACTCGGTGAAGTTCTCCGCAAGCTGCCAGCGATGGGCGAGGATTCGGTGATGCTGGGGATTTTGGCTGATCTACAGGACCGAATCCGCGAAGGCGAAAAGCGACTCACTGCGATTCGGATTGAATCGGATCAACTTGCCCGATCCAAGGTCGATCCAGATTCGGCAACCGAGACATTAGCGCACTTCGATGATCTCTGGGAATCGCTTGTCCCCAGAGAACAAGCCGAATTGATTCAGATGCTGATCCAATCGATCGAGTACGACGGCGAGGCCGGTAAGATCTCGATCGCGTTTCATCCTTCAGGAATTGGTGTGATCGAACAACGCTTGCTCGCGGGGGCTACCGAATGAACTCGACAATTGTCTTCGAAGCAAATCTGACCTTTGAACGTCGTGGGGCCGGATCGCGACGAGTCGCAACGGACGAGAAGCCGGACGAAGATGATTTGCCGGCCGGACGTCTCATGAAAGTCACCAAACTGATGGCGTTGGCGATTCGGTTCGAGGAACTGATCGCCGACGGCGTCGTCACGGATTACGCCGAGCTCGCACGGCTGAGCCTCGTTTCCCGAGCCCGTGTGACGCAGATCATGAACCTGCGATTGCTCGCACCGGACATCCAAGAAGCGATCCTGTTCGCCCCGGAAATTCGCAAGGGTCGCGATCCAATTTCCGTTCGCGACATGCAGCCGATCGCGCTCACCGCGAAATGGAAACACCAGCGCGACATGTGGCAAGAGCTTTCTTCTCGGCTTGGACCAAACGTGTCCACTGAATCCCAATAATCGCCGGCATCGCTGCTTTCGTTAATGCCAGCAATCTCGATTGCCGGCTGAAGATCGTTTCCCGCTTCCAGGATGGAGTGACAGATGACCCCGCAAAAGTTTGGTGCCCAAATCCGCATTCGTCGACTTGAAAATCACCTCGAGCTGCCCCAGCTCGCCGAGCAACTTTGGATTTCGCCCCAGCACCTGGCCTCGTTGGAGCATGGTGAGTTCGAAGAAGGCGATGACGACCTAATTGAGAAACTGGACATCATTCTCGATTCACCGCCGTGGGACCGCCTGGCTTTCGATGGCTTCCGACAACTTTTCCCCGAACGATCAACGCCTGCGGATCTGGCGTTCGTCACTGCATTCCGAACGCCAGTCGAGAATTCACCGGTTTTCTTTTCGCTGCGTGACCAAACGTGTCCACCCCTGTCGCAATGCTAGCAACTCCGGCGACGGGGCTGGGTGAATCGGCAGGACGCCCAAACGGATCGCTCGAACAGCAGGCCACGGACGAGCGGAACGGAGACCAAATTGGATCGGTGGTGGAATCCGCCATCGCTCAGCCTCGTCGCACTTTCAATCAGCCATTCGGAATGGAACTGACCTTTTTCCCCATGGACGCTTTATGACCTGTTCGTGATCCGCTTTGGACAATCGATGCACACGCTCAACTATCAACGATTTACCAACTTGCCATTCTTGCTATCGATCAAACCACAACGGCTTCGGGAATTCCTGGAGCCGTTTCGTGATTACCTTTCCGTGAAGCAATTGCATCCGGACCAGACCGCTCTTTCCCACAACGATTACGTCCAGAGGCTTTCCGAAGTGTTTGCTTCTCCGGATGCGGATACGCCATCACCACTTCTGGATGCTCTGCATAGCGGTCGCGTTCGCATCGCGTCTTCGCCGCGTCCTTGTTGCCATAGGACTTGATCTGCTTTGCCCATTGGTTTCGTTCGCGGCGTCGCGTTCCGGTCGATGCGTAGATTGCTTTTTCATGGTTGGCGATCAAGGAAATCAGTCGGGCCAAGGCCGCCGTTCCATGAAATGGTGATGTGTAGCCCGCAAGATTCGTTCACCCGCGCCCCGCGTTCTTTGATCGTGTCGACCGCGGTTTCGACGTTTTCCAATCCCTCGCGTCCGCGGAGGACCGGTGAAACAAACTCGCAAGGTTTGCGGCCGGCCGGCGTGCGGATGCTGCCGTCGCGTTCGGCTTTCCAACCCTCGGGCAACCAGGAAACCGGAAGGCCGTTGTGGTAGCCGCCAATCGGCGTGCGATCGTGTCCGGGCATGTGAGTTTCGATTTCGATACCGAAGGCGATGTCGTTGGCGTGCATGTTTGTGTCTCCGAAAAGCGTGGAATTCGTTTTGCGTTGACACACATGAGCCATGCGTTTTGAGACACCTCAAGCGAAGTTTGAAAGTAATGTTCCAGTAATCTGCAGCTTTCTTTTCTTGCCCACAGGCGGCCAGTTTTGGCCCCACGTCGCCGCCCAAAACATGCGGCCACTGACCGCAAACATGCACACAATCACGACAGTGGCCGACGTGTTGGCCCAGTCGCAATCCAACCCACGGAGCCCGTCATGGAAGGCAATAACGAAGAACTGAACCCGAATGCGATGACCGCCGAACAAACCGCCGCGCTGTTCTCCAAGTTGCGTCGGCGAAAGGTTCCGGTTGCCGAAATTGAAGCGGACATCGAGGACGGCGCGCCGACCAACGGTGCCGGCCGCTTGAACCTGTTGACTTACACCGCATGGATGTTGAAGGAGGCCGGTCGTGGTGAATGACCCACGCAAACTGAAACCGAGCGAGTGCTGCCGGCTACTCAACTCAACGCCGCTCGGTACCGTCATCAATGAACGGCAATTGCATCGGCACCGAGTCGAAGCGGGCAATCGCATCGGAGACGGCCGGCACGTTGATCTATTGGCTTACGCTGATTGGTTGCATGAGAAACGGCATGCACCGAAACCGGTTTCCGATGTAGATCCGTACGCCAAGCTCAAAGAGAGTGCCCGCGCACGAAATGCCGCCATCGCACTGGCCGGTCGCGATATCGGAGAATTACCGGCGGTCGAGAATCCCGAACGCAAGGCGAAGGCTGCCGGTTCATTCCGAGCGTTCTGCGAGGCGTACTTCCGCTTGACGTTTCATCTCGAATGGTCGCCGGACCACTTGAAGGTGATCAGCAAGATCGAAGAAGCGGTCATCCGCGGCGGTCTTTTCTCTCTCGCGATGGCGCGTGGATCCGGCAAGAGTTCACTCGCCGAAGTCGCCTGCATCTGGGCGGTGCTGAACGGGTTTCGCGACTTCGTTTGTCTGATCGGAAGCGACGAAGGTCATGCCTGTGACATGCTCGACTCGATCAAGACCGAACTCGATAGCAACGACCTACTCGCCGCCGACTATCCAGAAGTTTGCTTTCCGATCCAAGCCCTTGACGGCATCGCCAACCGAGCGAACGGCCAGCTTTTCGAAGGCAAGCGAACTCAGATTGGTTGGACGGCCAAAGAAATCGTCTTGCCAACCCTTGCCAGCAGTAAAGCCAGCGGCGCGATTATCAAGGTCGCCGGCCTCACCGGTCGCATCCGCGGCATGAAGTTCAAACGGCCGGACGGCAAGACCGTTCGGCCTTCGTTAGTCGTCCTGGATGATCCGCAGACCGACGAATCCGCTCGCTCGCTGTCGCAATGCGCCAACCGCGAAGCGATCCTGGCCGGCGCGGTTCTCGGCCTCGCCGGCCCAGGCAATAAGATCTCGGGCATCATGCCATGCACGGTCATCCGTCCTGGCGACATGGCCGACAACATTCTCAACCGCGACCTGCATCCGGAATGGAACGGCGAGCGGACTCGCATGGTTAACGCGTTTCCGACCAACGAAACGCTCTGGCAACGTTACGCAGAGATCCGTGCGGAAGGATTGCGGTCCGGCGATGGTGGAGCCGCCGGCACCGAATTCTATCGCCAGAACCGTGAAACCATGGATGCCGGCGCGGACGTTTCATGGAAAGAACGTTTCAACCACGATGAACTGTCGGCGATCCAACACGCGATGAACTTGAAGCTTCAAGACGAAGCCGCGTTCTTCGCCGAATACCAAAACGAACCGCTGCCTAAAGAAACGGTCGGTGCCGATCAACTCACTGCCGACCAAGTCGCCGCCAAGATCAACAATCTTCCGCGACGCCGGATCCCGATTGCCGGAAATCATCTGACCGCATTCATCGACGTCCAAGGCAAACTGCTCTTCTACGTCGTCGCTGCGTGGGAAGATGATTTCACAGGCTACGTTGTCGATTACGGAACCTACCCCGATCAACAGCGAACCTACTTCACGCTCCGCGACGCGCGGCACACGTTGGCCACTGCGGCCGAGGGGACGGGGCTTGAGGGCAGCATTTACGCCGGCCTCGAATCGTTGACAATCGAGCTACTCGGTCGCGAGTGGCAACGTGACGATGGGGCAGCCATGAAGATTGGCCGATGTTTGATCGACGCCAACTGGGGTCACTCAACCAACGTCGTGTATCAGTTCTGCCGGCAAAGTCACCACGCTTCGATCCTGCTCCCATCGCACGGCCGATTCGTCGGCGCCTCATCCAACCCCTTCAGCGAATACAAACGCCGGCCCGGTGATCGCGTTGGGCTCAACTGGCGAGTCCCTACCATCCATGGAAAACGCGCCATCCGCCACGTGATCTACGACACGAATTGGTGGAAGTCATTCACGCACGCGCGACTCGCCGTAGCCATGGGCGACCGAGGCTGCCTTTCCATCTTCGGCGATCGCCCCGACCAACACCGAATGTTTGCCGAGCAAGTCACGGCCGAGTACTACGTCCGCACCGAGGGCCGCGGACGAACCGTCGACGAATGGAAAGCCCGCCCCGAACAACCCGACAACCACTGGCTCGACTGCCTCGTCGGCTCCGCCGTCGCCGCTTCCATGCAGGGTGCATTGCTATTCGGCACCGATCTAGCTACAGCTTCTAGAAGAGCACGAGTTAGCTTCCGACAACTTCAGAGGAAGAAGAGAAGCTAGACGCGTCCCTGTGTGGACGTGCTCCAGCCAAAACAAGAGAGATGTGGTACTTGTTTGCAGGTAATCCGCATTGAAGTGGGGCGTACGCCAACGGTTTCTGATTGCTACACTACTTGTTGGCTGTATATCAACAGAGATCGCGGCAGCGAAGTCCGCTTCTTGTTACTGACGATTTATTTCGCGTGAAGAGTGCTGGATCATGATTCAAACCCATCTCGATATTTCAAAACGCATGATGGAGCGTTGGTCTCCGTTTCCAAACACGCAAACACTTGGTTCTTACTGCCCCTTCAGCCAGCAGATAACCCTGCATCAATGCAGTGAAAAGGAGCTCAAATCCGCCCTCGCGGGCGAAGACGAAACTGCAGGGCTGCGGGTGCTCCCGCTTCTTGCGCACGAGTTACAGCACTTTGTAGACAATCTAGGAACGCTCTGGGGTCGGCAGCACCTTGTCAAAATCTTTACCGCATTTAAGGTCCGCGCTGAATGCGACCTCCAGAACTTCCACGATGTAATAGGTTTGGTACGAGCCCTTCGCCGCGTTGACTACAACGACTACTACACAGAACTGCTTACCGCAGTCTCCGAGCCTTGGGACGGAAACGTGTGGCAATACCAGTTCACCTGTGGGCTGGAGATTGGCCCCAACGGATTGCCGGACAAATCCCGTCCGCTATTGTTTACGCAATTTGCAACTCACTCCGGTGCGCCCGTATGCCGGGTACCACTTTCAGTCGCTTCACTTCTTGAGTTGCGCTCAGTCGCCGCAGAGATACATCGATTTCAAATTGTGCTCGATCAACTCGAGAAGGGCATGCGCGTAGTAGAGGAGAAATTATGGAGTAAGAAAATGCTTGAAACCCTATACGATCCGCTTCTCACAAAGTACACGGTTGCGGGGCACTGTCTTTCAAATGCTTTCAAAATCAAAGATTTGATAAACGCATTTACAATTGGATCTCACATAGCGGGAATTTGTTTGATGGCATCAGCTAGTGCCTTCGATTCACTCAAGGTGCCTTTGCAGATCTTAAACACATTTGGGCATCGATGTGACAGCTTTCTCAAGAACCGCGATCCCACCTTCATGTATTTTGTCTTGGTGCAGCATGCCCGAGACCTCGCGTTCGAAGAATGCGTCGATGTTCTTGAGCATCTAAATGCAATATTGAGTCGTTCTGGGCTTGGAAGCGTCACGGACGTTATTACCAATGGTGTTGCAGCTGCCCACGCAATCGAGGCACCAAGATCAGAGGGCATGCTTGGAGATCGCGTCGAGGACATTTGGCGACTCAGCAGCGGACTTATCGCCAACGCAGCATTCGCACACGGCGATGGACTTGGGCGGCTTCCGCTCCCACCAATACTAACGGCTGATAATGAGTTTTTCATGGCTGATGACAGTCTTAATGCAGGCACATTTGCGAGAAGCGAAGACTGGCACACGGAGTCGTTCAGGCTTTACAACCTAGTCGTAGAGTTCGCAGATGCGGTGATTCCCTGATCTGTTGGAACAAATACATGCGGCGCTAGATTAGAGCTTTTTTACAGCCAAGTCTATTCTCGCTTAATACAAAGCTGCCGCGATGGGACATCTTTAAAAGGCCGAGCTTTAGACTGTTTTGGGAGCGTCGATCTTGGATTTGTTTGGCTAGCCGCAATTGCTTATGGCAGGCTCGGTAATATTTCCATTCGACCTACAGGCAAGTACGCGGTTCACATTAGTGCCGAGCAAGGTAAATGCCGGAATTTTCTAGGTGAAGCCTCGTCGGTAGACGGTGCGACCGGGTAGGTGTATTCGCAGAAGAAAGCATCTCTTTCCTAACGAGATATCTGTGGCGGATGACCTTCAAGACGAGATTCGTGAGAACGCCTCGGGGCCGGCGAAGGCTTCGGGCGATGCTGGGTCGGTGGAACAGCACAAGCTGACCGATCAGACTGCAGCGGACAAACATCTCGCCGGCAAGAATGCCGTTGCCAAACCGCATCGCGGGCTCCGCTTCAACAAGATCGTGCCGCCGTCGGCTGGCTGATCTTTCTTTCGCTCTCCAATCCACAAGGGCTGCCGGGGACGGCAACAGGAAACAGCACGGATGCTGAAACATTTGTCAGGGATCATCGAGCAATTGCGCGGCGGAGGACTCCATCGCTCCGTCGCCTCTGGACGCTCGCCCCGGCAGCCCTTCTTCTCCCGTTTGCGTGCCAAGTATGACGCTGCAAACACGACACTCGACAATATCAAACATTGGTCGCGAGCCGACGGGCTTTCAGCCTCCGCAGCCAACAGTCCCGACGTCCGACGAACACTCCGCAATCGATCGCGGTACGAGGTCGCGAATAACAGTTACGCTCGCGGTATCACGCTGACGCTTGCCAACGATGTCGTTGGGACCGGACCGCGGTTGCAGATGCTCACCGCGGATGATGCGGCGAATCGATTTGTTGAAACGGAGTTCATTGCTTGGTGTGAAGCGGTTGGTTTAGCGGAAAAGCTGCGAACGATGCGATTGGCCCGGGTGGCAGACGGGGAATCGTTTGGGCTGCTTACCAGCAATGAGCGACTAGAGACTCCGGTGAATCTGGATCTGCGTCTGATTGAAGCCGATCAAGTTGCTTCGCCGACACTCGCACCCGACACACGTCGCTACCTGGATGGCATCCAATTCGATGCCGATGGCAATCCGGTCGCGTACGACGTGCTGAAGAACCATCCCGGCGACGGCTTCTTTGTGCTAGATGATGAATACGACACAGTGCCAGCCGCCGACGTCGTCCACTATTTTCGCTGCGACCGTCCTGGACAGATTCGCGGCATCCCGGACATCACGCCGGCGCTGCCGCTATTTGCACAACTGAGGCGATCCACTCTAGCGGTCCTGGCCGCGGCGGAAACGGCAGCTGAATTCGCCGGCATCCTTTACACCGATGCGCCGGCCAATGGTGAAGCCGATGCGGCCGAACCTGTCGAGCCGATCGAACTCGAAAAACGAATGCTGCTGACGATGCCCGGTGGCTGGAAGATGGCTCAAATGAAGAGTGAGCAGCCATCGACCACGTACAGCGAGTTTAAGAAAGAGATCCTCAACGAGATCGCGCGTTGTTTGAACATGCCGTTCAATGTCGCTGCTGGGAATTCGTCGGGCTACAACTACGCCAGTGGGCGGCTCGACCACCAGACCTACTTTAAATCGATTCGGGTCGAGCAATCACAACTCGCCCGCGTGGTACTCGACCGCATCCTGCACGCTTGGCTTCGCGAAGCCATTCTCATCGAGGGCTATCTGCCCAATTCGCTTCGTACGCTCGACTCCACGTTCGAGCACCAATGGTTCTGGGACGGACACGAACATGTCGATCCCGCCAAAGAAGCCAATGCCCAAAAGATCCGTCTCGCCAGTCATACGACAACTCTGGCTATCGAATTTGCGCGGTAGGGGCGTGACTGGGAGACGGAACTCAAACAACGTGCGAAAGAGATCGCCCTGATGCGTGACCTCGGTCTGACGATCGAGTCCGAAACTGATTCTTCATCCGAACCCGAAGTCACGGAAGACCATGCCGAAGACACTGAACCCCAAACCGCTTGAAGCGGAATCCGAATCCGTCCCCAGTTCGCTGCGTATCGTCTGCGATGACGCCGCGACGATCACGCTTGCCGCCGCTGATCCGCCGATCGAAGGCGACGACAAGCCGGCACTGCGGAAGTTTTCGATGGTGGCTTACACCGGCGGTGCGATGCGACTGGGCGGTTGGCCTTATCCAGTCGTCGTTGACCTGGCTGGTCTGCGTGTGACTCGAAAGTCTCGACCGATTCTCAAAGACCACGACCGCGGATCAATCGTCGGCCACACCGACGATATCAAGATCAGCGATCGATCACTGGAGGTTGCTGGTGTCATTTCCGGAGTCGGCGTGACGGCCCAAGAAGTGATCGCGACCAGCGAAAACGGTTTCCCGTGGCAGGCGTCGCTCGGGGCCACCGCCGACAAAGTGGTCTTCATCCCGGAAGGCAAAACGGCCAAAGCCAACGGGCGTGATCATTCCGGCCCACTCTACATCGCCCGCAAGTCCACTCTTGGTGAAGTCTCCTTTGTCGCACTTGGTGCCGACGACAACACCGAAGCCCGCGTCGCCGCCGGCCAATCAGATGAGGACGATCCTGAAACCAGCGACGAAGAAAACAACGACAACCTCGAACCTGTCAATGCGAGTCTCGAAATGCCCACGAAGCCGAAAGCCAAACCGCAATCTCAATCGCTTTCGGCCGTCGAGCAGATGCGTGCCGAGGCCGCTGCCGAGTCACGTCGCATCGCCGGCATTCGCAAGCTCTGCGGCGACAAGCATCCCACCATCGAGGCCGATGCGATCAAGCAAGGCTGGTCGGTCACGAAAACGGAACTCACCGTGTTACGCAGCGAACGCCCCAAAGCTCCCGATCAATCGCAACACTCGCCGCGGTACAACCGCGAGGTTCTCGAAGCGGCCGCTTGTCTGTCCGTTGGTATCGATGAAAAGACGCTGTTGGCCAGCTATGGCGAGCGAACACTCGAAGCCGCAAACCCGCTCCGCCACATCGGCTTGAAGGAACTCGTCGCCGAGTGTGCACGCAGCGAAGGCATCGACGTTCCGCGTGTGTTTGGCGACGGAACTGAAACCATCCGCGCCGGTTTTTCGTCGATGAGCTTGCCGAGCATTATGGAAAACGTCATGAACAAGACGTTGCTCGCGGCTTACCAGAACACGCCGATCGCCGCGTTCGATCTATGCAGTGTCGGTACCGTCTCCGATTTCAAAGAGGTTTCACGCTATCGACTCCTTGGTACTGGCGGCTTCGAACAGGTCGCTCCCGACGGCGAGCTCAAGCATGGAAAACTGTCGGACCAGAAGTTCACGAACAAGGCCGACACCTACGGTCAGATCCTCACACTGACTCGGCACGACATTATCAACGATGATCTCAACGCCTTCATGGACATCCCACGCCAAATGGGACGCTCCGGTGCTGAGTCGATCGATGATTTGTTCTTCACACTGTTGCTGAAGAACTCGGGATTCTTCTCCTCGGCGAACGCCAACTTCTTGCAGGGGCCAGACACCAAGTTCGGACCGGACAGTCTTACCGTCGCCAAAACGACTTTCCGTAAACAAAAGGCTGGTCCGGGTGGCAAACCCAAGGACCAGAAGCCTATCAACATTCGGCCCGAATACTTGGTGGTGCCAGTCGAATTAGAAACCGAAGCGGAACTGTTGATGGGCTCGGCCCAGTTGATGATCTACGCACAAGGGTCGCCGACCAAGATTCCGGTCGACAACCCACACCGTAACAAGTATCGCGTCATTTCAACGCCGCATCTTTCGGACTCCTACTACCAAGGTGCGTCTAGCACAGCCTGGTACCTCTTCGCCAACCCGCGAGTCCTTCCAGCGTTTGAGATTGTGTTCCTCAACGGTCGCCGGACGCCGGTCATCGAGCGCGTGGAAATGCCTCCAAACACGCTCGGCATGGGCTTCCGCTCCTACATCGACTTCGGCGTGAACTCTCAAGATCACCGCGCCGCCGTGAAGGTCGCCGGCGAGTAGTGCTCGCTGCGATCCCACCTGATTCTCGATTTCTCAGCTTCTTAACTGGAATCCCATGCAAGCTCAATTCGTTCACGACGGCAAACACGTTGACTTCACGCCCGATGTCGACGTTCCGGTTGGATCAATCGTCATTCAAGGCGACTTGGTCGGCATCACCAAACGCGACCTCAAGGCGGACGTGCTTGGCTCGATTGCCGTTGAAGGCGTCTTCGATTTCCCGAAAGCCATGGCCAGCGAGGATGAGTACTCGGCGGGTCAGAAGGTGTATGCCACGAACGACGGCATCATCACTTTGATTGACACGAACACGGTGTATCTGGGCAAGGTCGTCGACGATGTTGCCGCGACCGACGAGTTTGTCCGCGTTCGTCTCAGCCAGTGATCAACCAAGTGATGAAGCCACGTGAGCAACGCCATTATCGTTCCCGCTGGGGTCAACTTCGTTCATGAAGGTGACACTATTCCATTCGTGCCAGATGTCGACATCGCACCGGGTGACGTTGTCGTTCTGAACAAACTGGTAGGCGTCGCCAAGTTCGGTATCTATGCGGGTGCTCGTGGCAGCGTCACGGTTCGCGGCGTCTTCAGCCTAGTCAAAGATCCAACCACGAACATTCCCGCCGGCACGATTCTCTACTGGTCCGAGATTAGCCATCACGTGATCAAGAACCAGTACGAGCATTCGATGATCGGAGTCTCGGTCGAAGATGCTCCGCCCAGCACACCGACCGTCCGAGTTCGGCTGCTTCAGTAATCTTGCATCAGGTCTTATTTCGCATGGATGCCAAGTTGCGATCTCTCGTCTTGCTATGTGCTCTCATCGTCTGCACGGGTTGTCTACCGCAACGCGATGTGCAAGTGCGACCGTTGCCGGCCCCGCCACCGGAACAGCCCATCGCCAACCTGCCGCCGCAGTTGCATCAACGCAATTGGACTGGCCGACTGAATCAGGGCAGTTGCGTTCACGCGTCGCTGGTCAATCACTTGCGATGGCTCAACGAGTTTGAACTCGGTGAACGTTGGCGAGCGACCTACAGCGACGGTGAGTGGGACACGCGTTTGCGAAACCGGCTCGATGCGGCTGGCATCGACTACAGCTACACGATTAAAGCTGACCCTCGCTTCCTCGACTGGGCCAACGCAACACGACGCGGCGCGATCCTTTGGTGGAAGCCCGCACATTGCTGCACCTTCGTCGGTTGGGTCGAGCGAAATGGTCAGCAGTACGCCGCGATCCTCGACAACAACTATCCCGGCCGCTTTGAGCTCACGCCACGAGAACAGTTTGTACGCCTCTGGGCGGGTTACGGCGGATTCGCACTGACCGTTATGGAAGACCCCGCCAGTTCCTTGCCCTATCGAAGTTATGAGGTCATTGATGAAGGATGAAATTCGGATCCGGCTGAGCGTCGGCCTGATCGTGGTGGCGGTCCTGCATGCCGTCTTGCTGGGTGCAGTCTTCACGGCATTGCACCGAACGCCCCAACCGCAAACCAATGATGACTGGCGACTTCCCACGGCGAGACCAACTCCGCCGGCTGGCCGGCAGATTGAAAAACTGCCCGAACCCGCTCAGGTGAACCTCGACGCACAAGGGGAACTCAAGCAGCAATCTGGATACTGCCCGCCACCTTGTCCGCCAGTTGTGCGACCGACACTGCGACCGTATCGCGTGGTCCCTGCCACGCCAGTTGTTCGCCCGTCGACGCCAACCCCAGCAACCGTGCCCGCACCGACGGTTCCTGCGCCGATCATCGTCACGCCAACGAACTCCGCCGGTAACACAGCCGCAGAAACTGCGACGAAGCGATACCAAATCGCCTTGTTCGTCGGCAACGACGCGAAGAGTCAGCAACTGCTGGACTGGTTCAACGAGGACGTCAAGCTATCGAAGCTCCGACAGAGCTGCGAGTTTCAGGTCTATACCGAAAGCAATGCCCTCTACAAGACTCGCTATGCGGACATTGTCCCGGCCAGCCAGTTTCCGGTCGTCCTCTTCCAGGATTCGAGCGGTGGTCACGTCCATGCCGCCGGCTACACGATGTTGCCGTCGACTCCGGCGGAACTATTCGACGACCTGCGACACGGTTACGAACTCTATCAGCAAACTCGTCAAGCTCAGAAGACTGGCGCTCTGAAGTCACGCGGCTACTCTTGGGATTCGGCGATCTCACCGACGCTTCAACTCTCTCCGGAAGACTGTCCCGATGGTTACTGTCCGATCGAACCGACGGAACCAACGTGGCGACCGTTCGATCGTGATCGAGACCGTGATCGCGAACCACTCTTTGACCGCGATTCCGGTGGACGCAACGCATTCATCTGGGCGGGTGCCGGCGAACTGGCGACCCTGGCGTTGATTGTCGTCGCGATCATTCTGCTCGGATTCATTCTCATCAAGCGAGGCATGTAAGGCTCATGATTCTTGGAATTGCAACTGTTGTCGTCCTGGTGCTCGTTGCGGTGGCCTTGCTCCCGTCAAAGAAACGCGACCGAGACGGCAACAATCTCAACTTCACCCAGCCGTTCGTCCGCCCGACCAACTACCGGCAACAACAGCTCAACGAAGAAGCCGAAGCGATCGCCGACGAATATCAACGTCGCGCCGATGAAGCCTGGCGTGAAGAGTTGGGCGAAAAAGCCGCAACGCTGTTGAAGGCGAAGCCGGCAGCCACATCACGGTCCACCAAATCGTGAGCGACCTGCTTGCACGCGGTCAGGCGTGGCTCTCTGAGAAGCTGACCAAACACGCATCACGCATGGTTTCATACCAACGCGATGAACTGTCGGTCGAGCTTCCGGCAACGATCGGAAAGTCAGAATACGAGCAGGACGATGGCGAAGGCATTATCTCGCGAGCCCAAGTCCGTGACTTTCTGATCAACTCCAAAGACCTGCTCAATAGTTCCATCGGTACTTGGCCGCGACGCGGCGATCGCATTCTCGAAACGGACGGTGACACAACGTTCGTCTACGAGTTGATGTCGATTGGCAACGAGCCGCCGTGGCGATACAGCGATCCCTTTCGGGTCAAACTTCGCATCCACACCAAACTGGTTGATACTCTTTCATGACCGCGACTCCCGCCACCGTCATTCAGATCGCCGAGAGTGTTGTCGCCGAGATCAACGCCGGCGACTTCAGCAAGAAGAACCTCGCAGCCCAACGACTCTATGTTCCCAACTTCGACCTCGAAGACATGAAGGAACTGCGAGTCACTGTGGTGCCACGCGAAGTCGAATACCTACCACTCGATCGAGTCAGCAACAAGTTCCACGCAACCATCGACGTAGCGGTCCAGAAGAAGTTTTCCAAGGGTGACGCTAAAGAGATCGACCCGCTTGTCTTCTTTGTCGAGGAATTGGCCGACTACTTTCGCCTCAAACGGCTCAACTCCTTCGTCGCCGCCCGCTGCGTTAAGGTCGAGAACGCAGTGCTCTACTCCGCCGAACACTGGACGCAGTTCAATCAGTTCACAAGCCTACTGACACTTACGTTTGAACTGGCCAAGTGATCCATATCCGGACTCGTGTCCGATTCAACCAAGACCAGGTCCAAAAGAAAGTTCAGGCCGCCAACTTTCGGTCACTCGGGCACGCGGCCGGTACGATTCGACTGACCGCCAAGCGGTCGATCCGCAAACGCAAGAAGCCATCCAGCCCCGGATCACCGCCGCACACGCAGACCGGCATGCTCCGTCGGGTGATTCGCTACGAGGTGAATCGGGATCGCGAAGAAGCCGTCGTCGGGCCGGTCAACGAGATTGCTGGCCGACTGTGGAACCTGCACGAGTTTGGAGGCGTTTCCACGAAGCGCCGCAAACTCAAACGTCATCGCTTCCGCGTCGGTGAACACGGTCCGATTCGAGTCATCCGGCCTGGCAAGTTCGCTCGAACGAAGCTACTGACCGGTGCCCAAGCCAACCGTGCAACCCGACTGATCGAAGCTGAAAACGAACGTCGCGGTGCATCAAAGCCACGTCGTTATCCGAAACGCCCATTCATGCGGCCCGCCCTCGAAGCTAATCAATCACGCTTGCCCAAGTTCTGGCGTGACAGTGTGAAGTAACTCGCGAGAAACCTTATGTCAGCTGAAGTAGTCCTCGGTCTCGACGCCGTTCTCACTATCGATGGCGCCGAGATCAAGAACGTCAAAGACCTGACGGTCAACTTAGAAAAGGCCGAGGCCGATGCTTCGACGCGGGCCAACAACGGCTGGCGAGCCACCGTGGGTACGCTGAAGGATGCCTCGATCGAGTTCACCGTGCTCAACAAGAACGGCGACACCTCGTTCGGCATGCTTCAGGGACTGTGGAGCAGCGGCACGCCGTGCGATGTCGGCATTTCAGATGCAGGCGGTGCGCTCGCGCTGACGTGCGAAGTCATGAACTTCAACGTCAACCAGAACCTGGAAGAGGTCGTCTCGGCTGATGTCACACTTAAGCCGACACAGTCTTCATCCGGCGGCGGAATGAATGTGGGTGCAAGTGGACCTTGATTAGTTTCCTCACAATTGACTTGACTGGATGAATTAAGAACACGGTTCGACATCTAGTCGCCGCGATCAAACCGATACTCTCGCTCTACGCGACAAACACGGACGGAGAAAGACTCGTACCACTTGGATCTTCCAAGCAACTGAGCCTCTTTGTGTTCAGACACCTGATGCCATTTGTGTATCGAATCGAGGTCTCGCCAATACGAAACGGTGATTCCGACACGCGTCGTGTCCCGGACACTTTCTACACCGAGAAATCCGTCCTGTTGAGCCGCCAGTTCAATCATCCGCTTCGCCGCTACGGCATATCCGCCATCGTCATCATCAGTCCGACATGATGTGAAGACGACAGAGTAATAAGGAGGCTCGGGGGTCACTGCAATCGGCTCATTGCTCTTCATTTGCTGCACTATCCTTGCTGTAAATGACATCTCGCTAAGCAATAAATCTACACAATTTCAGGTATATGACGGACTTCCATGCAAAAATTCATTGATCGTCGTGGTCGGGTTTGGATCGTCGATATCGACAACACGACGCTTCGCCGTGTGAAAACACTCACCGATGTTCGCTTGCTCGACGCGATCGACGGCGATTTGATCAACCGGTTGGCGACGGATCCGTTGTTGCTAGGCGACGTTCTGTTCGCGATCTGCAAACCCCAAGCGGATCAGCAGGACGTTGACGATGAAGCATTCGCCGAAGGCTTGGCGGGTGACGCCATTGATGAAGCCTGCAAAGCGGTCGTTGATGCATTGGTGGCCTACTTCCCGGAGTCCCGTCGCCGTCTTCTACGGAAGGCGGCCGACAAACAGCGGATGATCGAAACACGGGGACTGGAGGCGATCGAGCGGAGGCTGGACGATCCGACACTGGTGGATTCGATCGTGAGCGACCTCGAACAGAAACTCGGGGTGCCGACGTTGAACGCATCGTCATCGAACTCGCCGGCGTCGTCGGAGTCGACCCAGGACCACTCACCCTGCGCCAACTGATGCAAATGGCGGACGCTCGGCGACGCCACGATTGGAACATCGCCTCGAGCGTTATGGCATTGACCGCTGAGATCAATCGCGATCGCCGGCGCCGTCGCAAGCCGTTCAAGCCCGATGACTTTAATCCGTACACGGCCTCCAAGCCAGTGCCCGCCCAAGCAACTGTCGAACAAGTTGCGACACTTCTCGGTGCGGTGTTCACACCTTCTAGTCACACGCTTCTAGCAAGCAGCCATTCCCTATGTCCCAAGTCAGAGCCGGAGCCGCCTACGTCGAACTGCTGACCAAGGATGCAGCATTCGTGAAGGGGCTTCGATCGGCTCAAAAGCGACTGCAATCGTTCGGGCAATCAACTCGTTTGCTCGGCACGAAACTCATGGGACTCGGCACCGCTGCAGCAGCTCCTCTGGGAGGCAGCGTGGCGATCTTTTCCAACTTTGACGATGCCATGCGGGGTGTCGCGGCGATCACACAGGCGACGGAAGCGCAGCTGGAGTCGCTGCGCAATACCGCCAAGAAGCTTGGTGCAACAACTAGCTACTCGGCCAGCGAAGTTGCCTCGCTGATAACCGAACTCGGTCGTGCCGGTTTCAAGCCGGAACAGATCGAGAGAATGACCGCCGCGGTGATGAATATGGCTCGCGCGACCGGCACCGACGCCACGCAGGCCTCCGGCATCATGGCCGCCACCATCCGGCAATTTAGCATGGAAGCCGGCGAAGCAACGCGCGTTGCCGACGGATTGACCGCCGCGGCGAACAAATCGTTCAACACGGTGGAGTCGCTCGGCGAAGCCTTGTCGTATGCCGGTCCCGTTGCCGCCGATGCCAACATGAGCCTTGAAGAAACCCTGGCGGTGCTTGGAACGCTCGGCAACATGGGCATCCAAGGTTCATCGGCAGGTAACGCCATGCGTCGATTGCTGACGATCAGCGCGGCGGAATCTGAGAAATTCCAAGCCGTCTTCGGTGTGGCAACCAAGGATGTCAAGGGCAACGCCCGATCGCTGGTCGACATCCTGGGCGAAGTCGCTGCGGCGACCGCGAACATGGGCACGGCCGAGAAGGCGGAAAAGCTCAACGAAGTCTTCGGGTTGCTGGGCATCACGGCCGCCAGTTCCATCGGAAAATCGGTTGCTGATACGCGTGAGCTGTACCAAGAACTACAGAACGCCGGCGGGATTGCGGCTAAGACATCCGAGGAGATGGAAGGCGGTCTGGGCGGTGCGTTTCGGATCCTCAAATCTTCGATCGAGGGTGTTGCCATCGCAATCGGTGAATCGCTCGAAGGTAGCGTCACCAACATGGTCAATGCGTTTAGCCGGGCTGCTTCAGGGGTGATTGAGTGGATCAATAAGAATCAAAAGATTGTCAAGATTGCGGCGGCAAGTGCGGTAGCCATCATCGGAATCGGCGCCGCACTATTCACGCTTGGTTCGTTTGCCGCCGCGGCATCCTTCGCCGTTGGAGGCTTGGCCAGCATCTTTAGTTTCATTGGTGCCTCCATCGGCGTCATTGTCAGTGCTGTCGGGATGTTGTTCACTCCGCTGGGGCTGGTCGTCGCTGCAATCGCGGCCCTCGGTGGCTATTTCCTGTATTCAACCGGCATCGCTGGCAAGGCCATTGAGTATCTGGGCAGCGTCTTCGAAGTCCTTAAAGCGGAAACGTTGGCCGCCTTCGGTGCTATCGCCAACGCGCTGGCGGCGGGCGATATCACCGCGGCCACTGATGTGCTTTGGTCGTACCTGAAACTCCAATGGATCAAGGGCACTACCTTTTTGCAAACCAAATGGTCCGAGTTCACTCAGTACATTGCGGATGTCTGGGCGGACTCGGCCTATGCCATTGGTGACGTACTCATCGGTGCGTTGTCTGGATTGGCGGGTGTGTGGAATGAAACGCTCGGATTCATGGCCGACGGTTGGACCATTCTGACTACCGCAGTCCAGAAAGGCTGGAACAATACGATTGGCTTTCTGAAGAAGGGATTTCTCAAGCTTCATGAATTAGTCGATATCGCCGGCGACGTCGCCGTGCAAGTCGGTGGCGTGCTGATCAATGCCCTGGCTGGCGTTGAGAAAGCATGGGTCGAAACAGTCGACTACTTGGCCGACACATGGACCGTGTTTGTCGGCCAAGTGAAGTCGATGTGGAATTCGACGGTCGGCTTCCTCAAGAAGGCATGGATCAAACTCAAAGCTCTGTTCGATGACGATATCAATGTCGACGTCGAAATGGCCAAGATCGACGCCGATACCCGCGCGGCCGAAGCGGCGGAGCAACAACGTCGCAACCAGGCAATCATTGAGCGGCAACAGCGACGATCGAAGCGGAAACAGCAGATCGAAGCCAACCGCATCGAGATGCAAAAGGGCATCGCGGCTCAACTCGAAGCACGGCGTAAAGCCCGTGAAGGTCGTGATCTCGATGCGGAAGTGCGAGCGATCGATGCGGAGACCGATGCAAAGAATGCGGTCGTCGATCAGTCGAAACAGCAACAGTTCCGGGAAAACGATTCTGCTCAGGCTCGACGACAGCAACTGATCGACGACACCACAAACGGCGTCCAATCCACTCTCGACCAAATGCGGGCCGAGTCCAAGGCGGCTCGTGAGGCAGCACGTGCGAATGAGTTGGGCGATCGCCAAAAGGAACGCGAGGATAAGATCGCGGCAGCACAAGCAGATTTCGAGGCCGCCATTGATCGGGCGAACAATGCGACCGCACCATCTGACCGTACCGATGAACCTGGTTCCCTACCTGACTTTGCCAAGCCGCCGAAACCGCCGGCGTTGCCTGAACCGATCAATCCCGATGACATCGATATTCCCCCGGTCGATCTCCCCGGGATCGATGATCCCGAATTGCAACCTCCGAATCCTAAGGATCTAAAGCTCGGAATCGATCCTGATGCTCAAGCATCAATCGATCGATTCGCGGATGGTCCCGACAGCACGGCGCAAGTCGAAACGGCAGGCAACTTCGATTCGCGAGGACTGGGACTCGGCAGCAGTGCGAGAAAGCTGGAACCTCTGAAACTGGATCCAATCGAACCGTTGGACGAGGAGGTAATCGCGGCGCCGCAGCTGAAAATTCCGGAGGAAGATAAACCTGTCGTCGAGGCATTGGCAGAAGTGGAGCCGGAAGCTGACGAACCGGCCCTGGATGTTGCGTCGATCAACGAAGCTTTCGCCTCGGTCCGTCAGTCGCTCACCGAATTCGACCTGGCACTCAGTGGTGCCACGTCTCGCTTGCAACTCCCCGCTTCGTCCGGCGATGGCATTACGGAGGACATGAAACGGGCGATCATCGCGACCGCAGAAAACACACGTCGGTTGGTCGAACGATCGAAGTCCGGAGGCTTGGTGTTTAGCTGATGAGCTTTTCGGCCGGCGGATACAATTTCGAGACCGCGGCGCTCTCCGAGAAGGCATCGCGAGGAAAATCGCATTCGGACTTCGTCGCCTATGTTGCGACCAACGGTGGCGCAGTCGATCCGGCGGCGGCTGCCAGCGCCGCCTACGGCTATTACAAAGCCAACTTCCCGGACCTGATTCCGTATTTGCAGATCGACGCCGAGTTCATCAACGCCAAGCACGCGTTGGTGAGCGTCACCATCAATAAGACCAAGCTCGATCCGGTCTCGTTCAACACGACCGGAGCAACCACGCACCTCAATCAATCCCTCGGCACCCGCGGAATCTATCCCGCACCGGGCAAGGTCGCTCCGATCTACCAGGGCGCGATCGGCGTCAGCGATTCCGGTGTCGAAGGCGTCGACGTGACCGTACCGGCATTCGAGTTCTCGGTGCGAAAGAAGTTCGAGTGGGTTTCGACCGCCTATTTGCTGGCCGTTGTGGCAATGACTGGCCGCACGAACTCGACCGACTGGTCCATTTTCGCTCCCGGCGAAGCTCTGTTTCTCGGAGCCGACGGTGGCGAAGACGAACAGAATTGGGTCGACATCACTTATCACTTCGCCGCGCGTCCCAACCAACCGGCGTTGTCCGTCGGCGCGATCTCGGGAATCAGTAAGCGGGGATGGGACTACTTGTGGGTCCGGCATGATGAAGAGGTGGTCGGCGATCGCGTTCTACGCCGTCCGGCCGCGGCCTACGTCGAGCAAGTCTATCCGGAGGGCAACTCTAACGCGCTGGGCATCAACTGATGACACGACGAGTTCGCCCCGGCGACCAGTACAATATCACCGCCACCGAGTACAACCGGCTGTTGGCGGCGGCCGATGCACTGCACAAGAATCGGTTGCCCGGTGGAGGCGGACCACGGACATACCTGCAGAACGCGGCGACGGTTCGCGTTCACAACATCACAACGCAGACGATTCCGATTGGTGGCGCGGCTGGATTCGTTCAGCCACTGACCGACCCGCTCGATGGTCCGGTCGAACTCGCTCGATTCGTCCGTGATGCGACAATCAAAGTTGGCAAACCTGGAGCGAGTGCTTCCACGGGTCGCGTGGGCGTCGCGATCGAACCGATCGCCGAAGACAAAATTGGTCGCGTCGTCTTCGATGGCGTTGTCGCGGCTCAAGTCAATATCACCAAGACCTGGCATGACTTTGCCGACGCATCACTGTCGCCGAGCTTCTATCTGGAATCCAAACCAGAGGGTTCGGCCCAGATCCTCTGGCGACGAAATCCGACGGAAACCGGTTTGCAGTGGGCAGTCGTCCGGGTTGGTCATCCGACCGACATCGCACATTTGGTCAAGGTTCCGGTCGGCGGCATCAGCGCCCGCCAGGGGACGACGACCGGCAGCGGGACATGTGATCTCCACCGACTAGACCAATCCGGCAACATCGAACCGGTGTTGGATGTCGACGGCGAACGGGTCCGCATCGTTGCTCGGAATCACTCGGCCCAGCGGATCCGCGGGCCAATCGAGGGTGCCGGGGACCAGTATCTATCGGTCACCTTCGACGGCAACCAATCGTGGGTGCTTGACCCGCCCAAGCAAACGCTACTCTGCAAACCAACCAAAAGAATCAAAGCCAAATCTTGGGGCACGGCTCGCGAGCTGCGATTTGACGGGACGCAGTGGCGACCGATCGGTGTCAACGTTTCAGTCTACAACGTCTGCGACTACGCGCTCTTGGCATCGCAGCAGATCGTTTGCCATTTCCATGAGGACACCTCGGCCTACCTCACGATTGGGTGCCGTTGCTGCGATGGCAGTAGTTCAAGCTCCAGCAGTTCATCGTCCAGCTCCAGCAGCAGCTCATCGTCAAGCAGCTCCTCGTCGGGTAGTTCATCATCAAGTGACTCGTCGTCTGGCAGTAGCTCTAGCAGCGCATCGTCCAGCCAAAGTTCATCGAGCAGCCTGGAATCATCCAGCTCGAGCAGTCTTTCGTCGAGTTCCAGCAGCTCGCTTTCTAGCTCTTCATCAAGCTCGCTTTCGTCGTCGTCCAGCAGCTCATCGTCATCATCAGGATCTAGCTCATCCAGCAGTTCCGTCAGTTCGTCGGAATCCAGCTCAAGTTCGTCATCGAGTTCATCCAGCTCGTCTTCCGGCAGTTCCTCATCGTCCAGTTCGTCATCATCCAGCAGCAGTTCCTCATCGAGTGATTCAAGTTCATCCAAAAGCAGCGAATCGAGTTCATCAAGCGGATCCTCGGACTCGTCAAGTCAGTCATCCAGTGACAGCTCAGCGTCATCTTCTGACTCGTCGGAATCGTCCGATTCGAAGTCTGAATCGTCCGATGCATCGAGTTCCGATTCGTCATCCAGCAATTCATCCCAAAGCAGCAGCGAATCTGAATCAAGCGAATCTCAGAGCGAAAGCGAATCGAGCCGCTCCTACAGCGAGCCGAGTTACTCAGGACCTAGTTCGTCATCAAACTCATCCGATTCATCTTCCGGATCTCAGTCGGCGAGTTCGTCGGGATCGGAATCGAGTGATTCGGATAGCGACTCGTACAGCTCAGCCAGCAATAGCGAACTATCCAGCACAAGCGAGTCAGTCTCTGCGTCATCTGGATCCAAGTCCGCATCAAGCGAGTCGGGAAGCGATTCAGGAAGCGACTCACACAGCGCATCTGCAAGCGAATCGTATTCTCAGCCCAGCCATTCACGCTCTTACTCCGCTTCAGCAAGCAGTCACAGCGAATCGGAATCAAGCCAATCACAATCCGAGTCGAAATCCGAATCAGAGAGTGAATCGCATTCGCAATCGACAAGCGAATCGGTAAGCGAATCGGTAAGCGAACCAAGCTACTCGCGAGAATCGTCCGCGAGCGAATCGCACTCCTACAGCCAGTCCGACTCGGGGAGTGGCTCGGTATCCGTCAGTGGATCTCTAAGCGAGTCCGGTTCACTAAGCGGTTCCGCCTCGCAATCAACGAGTGAATCCGAGTCAGGTAGTGATTCCAAATCAGCGTCCGACAGCCGTTCAAAATCGCAATCGGATAGCGGATCGCAATCAACCTCCGATAGCGACCGCCCCAGCGACAGCATTGATGATCCCAGTGTCGGTGATTCATCGGCAAGCGATAGTGAACCACCGTCAGAAAGTCATCCATCAACTTCTGACTCCGATCGACCAAGCCATAGCAGCGACCACAGTTCCGATCGCCCCAGCGAAAGTCGATCTGAATCCAGCGAAGGATCCGAACGACCGAGCCATAGTGACAGCGAACCGCCGTCCGAGGACAGCAGCGGATCGAGCGAACCGTGCAACAGCACCTGGATCTGGTCTTGCGGTTGGGAATTAGTCGATAGCGACTGCGAAGATCCCGGCGAGCCGCCGAGCAGTTCCGGAGCCTACGACGGTCAAGTTGCAGGGATGACCGCATGATTCACTGTCCCCACCTGACCCAAGACAACGCCTGTGAAGTCGCCGGACAAATGGCTGGCTGCAAGGTCCGAACGACGCCTTCAGCGTGCAACGCCTGCCAAGCCAACGAAAACCCGAGAGCGATCAACTTGGTCACGATCGGCATGGCGGTGGTCAACAAGAAGCGCCGCAAACGGGACACTCGCGAACTCGAGTCACTGCTTCGCAACTATCTACCGGAGCGTGATGAACCCGAGACGATCAAGATCGATCGTTTTCGTCCTGGTCCTGGCAATGAACTGAAACGCATGTTGGCGTGGTTTGCCAAGCCGAGCGAAACGTGCAACTGCGAAACCCGAGTCGACACGATGAACGACTGGGGCGCGGAAGGCTGTCGCCGCAACATCGACACGATCGTCGGCTGGTTACTTGAAGAAGCTCAATTAAGAGGTCTGCCCCATGGAAGGTTTACGGCTCGAATCGCCTGTGGACTCGTCAACACCGCCATCCGCAAGTTCGAACAAAAGTTCCCCGAAGGGGCATCCGAGCCGAACGACGATCTTGAAGACACAGTCGATCGTTGATCGCTGTTTCCTGATTAACCTCGACCGCCGGCCTGATCGGTTGCGGGAATGGCTCGAACAGTTGCCCGATCCATGGCCATTGCCCGAACCCGAGCGATTCCCGGCAATCGATGGCCGACATGTCGCCACACCGCCGCAATGGCGAGCCGGCAACGGAGCCTGGGGCTGTTATCGATCACATCTGTTGATCTTGGAAAAGTGCCTAACCGAACACATCGATTCGTATGTGGTGTTTGAAGACGACGCGGGATTCACCGAAGACTTTGCCGAACGCTTCACCGCATTCGTCGATGAGTTGCCGGCCGATTGGGGACTGGCCTACCTGGGCGGCCAGCACCTCTACGCCGGCAAACATCCGCCGCAGAAGGTCAGCGAACATGTCTATCGTCCCTACAACGTCAATCGCACTCACGCCTTCATGGTCCGCGGTCGCGAGAACATGAAAGCGCTGTATCGGCACCTGACCTGGAACGACTGGCACCACAAACACCACATCGATCATCACCTCGGTCGCTTCATTCAACGCCGCTACGAAGCACTCGTCCAGGGCAAGAACATTCAAAAGGAATCGATCGCCGTCTATACGCCCGATCGCTGGATGGTGGGACAGCTGCCGACGAAATCAAACATCTGCGGCCGGAAATGGAATCAGACGCGGTTTTTCAACGACGCCCGTAACGCTGATCATTCTGACGCACCATTCTTTGCGGTTCTCGGGCCGCATCGCGCTGGCACCTCCTGTGTTGCCATGGTCATGCATCATCTGGGCGTTCACATGGGCAACCAACTCGGCGGCTACGAGGCGACCGGCGGTGGCGAAGCGGTTGGACTCGCGCAGCTATGCGAGAAAGCCATGCGGTTTCCAGCGACCGACCCGGTGATCAGTGACCAGCAGCTGACCCAGCAACTGAAATCCTGGATCGTCTCGCGGAAGTCAGAAGCAAACCGAGACAAAACGGTTGCCGGAGGAAAGTACCCGCATCTGTGTCGTTTCGCAGAGCACCTGCACGCGGGACTCGGCGATTCACTACGCATCATTGCAGTGAACCGAGACATCGAAGCCTCCATCCGCAGTTTGCAAGATCGCTCCCGAAAGCACGCCGGTCAATGGTTCGCTGCCGACGATGAGGAGTGCGAGCGATTGCAGCGGAGTCTGCTGGAACACCGCGATCGATTCATCGAGTTGCATCCAGAGGTTCCGGTCTTCAAGATCGAGTTCGCCGAACTGACTGCTGAGCCAGATCGCATCATCGGCGAATTGATTGAATTCCTCGGCATTGAACCGACCGAGGACGAAATCGCCTCGGCCATCGCGCACGTCAACCCTGACCTAAGAAAGCACGGGTGATAGTATGAGCGAAGCAAAGCAATTCACCCCCGACGATATCACCTTCTGCATTAAGACCATCCATCGGCCGTGGTCCTGCCATCGGTTGGTGGAGTCACTGCGAACGCACTATTTTGATCCGAAAATCGTCGTGGTCGATGATGGTCGGCCTGAGTTGCGGTTTTCGGTCAAGTATCCGGAGACTGCTAAACACTGCCGAGTGATTGATCTTGATCGTCACGACGTCGGAGTCGGTGTGGGGCGTAACACGGTGATCGACGCCGCCGAAACTGAATTCATTTTCTTACTCGACGACGATCACGTCATCACGCCGGACCTGCACCTCCATCGAGTTTACGAGCGGATCCAGCAGCACGATATCGACATCCTCGGCGTGCGTCAGGGAGACGGCGGCCGGCCGATGCTGTTTGCTCCGCTGATGAATGGTCAGCGGATCTGGATGTTCCGAGGCGAACATCGGCGCATCGGCCCGCTGGCTTGGTGCGATATGTCCAGCAACGCATTTCTCGCGCGCCGAGACACGATCGCCAAGCTGCGATGGGATCCCGAAATCAAGACCTACGAACATTGGGAATTCTTCTACCGGGCCAGCCACATTGAAAAACTCAAAGTCGCCGTGGCGGAGGACTGCATGGTCGTTCATGCCCACGTTGGAGCCAAACCCTACGGCGATCTGCGCTGCCGGCCAAAGTTCAGGAAGCTCGGCCTTCGCAAACATGGCTTCCATTCAATGCGATACCCAGGAGGCGGCATCGTCCATGCGTGATCAAGTCACATTCTGCATCAAGACGATCCATCGACCGCAGTGTTGCGCTGCACTCGTGCGGAGCATTCACGAGTACTACGGAACCAATCGACCGGCGATCCATGTGCTCGACGATGGCAAACCGGAGTTGCGATTCTCTACCAATTGTCCGACCGAAGCGGCAATGGTGGACCAATTGATCGAGACAGATTTCGATATTGGATTATCCGCAGGCCGCAATCGATTGCTCGACGCGAGCGAGACGCCAATCGTCGTCTTCACCGATGACGATCATTTGGTGACGCAGCGAACAAGACTTCCGGAGCTGGTCGACAAGCTCAATAAGCACAACGACATCGATCTGCTCGCGGCCCTGAGCAACGATGAGGAGCGTCCGCGATTACTGAGAAGCAACGGTCGTCGTCTCCGTATCCATCGTGGCGCTCTGAAACAACGAGGCTCGATTCGTTGGTGCCACTACGTGGGCAATTGCTTCGTCGCCTACCGCGACATTCTGCAAGCGATCCGTTGGGACGAGTCTCTGAAGGTTGAAGAACACTGGGATTTCTTTTGGCGATGCAAAGTCGCTGGCGTCAATGTGGCCTGCGACGTCTCCCATTCATTCAAGCATGAACACATCGATCCGCCCGGCTACAAGCGACATCGTCCGCAATTCCTAAAACGCGGGCTGGAGAAACACGGTTTGGAGCAGGTGATTTGGCGATGATCGACCTTCCGGCGTTGGAGTATCACCTCGCACACGGTTGCAATTTATCGTGTCAGCAGTGCAGTCATTACAGCAATTTCCGCTTGGCGGGCACGATGCCTACGCCTGCTGATGCAAAAGCGGAATACGAAGTCTGGAATCATCGCATCCTACCGAAGCGATTCGCATTGCTCGGCGGTGAACCATTGCTGAACCCAAACTTGATCGAGCATCTGCGATTGGCTCGCGCGTGTTGGCCTCACTCGGATCTGATGTTAGTAACCAACGGGTTTTTCTTTGCTCGGCATCCCGCGCTTCCGAGAACTCTTATCGAGACCAATTGCCGGCTTGAGGTCAGTCAGCATGGTACCCACCCGTCATACCTCGATCGATTCCACGAGGTGAAACAGACTGTTTGGCGATGGCGAGAAGAGCATCCCGGTATTCAGATCAAGATTCGACAGTCGCATCGCGGTTGGATGCGGCAATACAACGTCAAAGATGGTAAGCCGGTTCCCTTCGATTCCGAACCGAAATCGGCCTATCGGGTTTGTATGCAGAAAACCTGCACGCAACTTTATCAAGCAAAGCTCTGGAAATGTCCAGCGCTCGCGTACCACGCACAACTCGAAGCAAAGCTGAAGTTGCACCACCTACCGCAATGGCAACCGTTCCGCGATTACCAAGCCTGCTCACCGGACGCGAGCGACGATGAAGTTCGCCGGTTCTTGCAGACAAAAGCGATTCACCAGTGCGGACTGTGTCCATCGAACCGCACCCAGTTTGTTCATCCAAATCCATTGCAACGGAGTGCCCTGCGATGA